CTTTTGGCGATTTGCCGGTCCCGGACCTTCGCCAAAAGCGGCTCTTCCGCCGTCTTCATCGCTTCCCCGGAGGGGTATTCCCCGGTCGGCATGAGATGGTGCAACGGGGTTCGGGATACCCGCGCAACCTCCATGCGAAACGAGTTCTGCACGTCAATGAACTGCGTCAGGTTCACCGCCTCGAACTGCCCGAACCGCGCATCCGGCGCGCCGACTGTCCATATCCGATCCGCGCCCGGCACGAACGGCGCGCGCGGCAACCCCGTCGTTTCGTCAATGTCAACCTCAATACCCGTTACCCATCTCTGCGGCAACGCGACGAACTCCATTGCTACCAGCATGTCGGCAACCGACTTGTTCAGCGCGTCTTGCAGTGCAACCACGTCTGCCAGCTCCGACCTACCGAGCGCGCCCGTCGTGGCATTATTCGCGAAGTGAAACACCGGGACCGTATCATAGGGGTTCGGCAACGGCCACGGTTCGCCCGGCACCTCGAAGGGCTGGAACGCACCGGAACTGGTAGGCATCGGCGGCGCATAGCTGGTCTCCGTGTACGAAGGCGGCAGAGTCGCGTATTTCTCAATCCGGTCCCGGTAGTACAGATTCAGGCGCCAGCGTTGCGCGTTGTCCAACCAGACTTTGCCCGCCTTGATGACTTCCCCCGGCCGCTCGGTATCGTACTCGACGCAGCACGCCGAACCGCTGTTCGGGTACAGGCGCGGCCCCCAACCGTCTTCCGGCCAGACAATCAGGTAGGCATCGCCGGAGCGCAACGCCTCAAGATGCACTTCACCCGAACGTCTGTCCATGCGATTCGCGCGCCAGATGTCCCACGCAGCATCGGCAGACGTTTCGTCTGCGGCTTTCTCCGGCGCAAAACCCGTCACCTGTAGTCTGTCAGCGACCGTATCCACAACCGCCGGACACAGGTTGTCCGCAAACGCCTTGAGTAACGAGCCGAACGCACTCCTGAACTTGTCGGTTGCAAACGACAGCTTGTGCGCGCCGTTGTAGTAGTCGTAATAGGTCGTGTAATCCAGCGCCCTTACGGTCAGGGTATCGAGCACCCATTTCAAGTCGTCAATCATGTTGCCTCACTTATGCTAAACCGTGGCGGCCAGGTCGCTCGGCTGCCCTTGTTGACGCCGTTTACGGTCGGCCAACACACTCTCGGGCTGCGCCTACTCTGTATCAACGCGCCGCCCTCGCTGCGCCACGGTTGTCGCCATATCACCACGTAACCAACTTTCTAGGCCGTCCGGCCAGCATTGCCAGCCCGCCGGACGCCGTATCCACCTGGTCGTCATGCGTCTTGCCGTCGCCGGAAAACGCCGTCAGTTCGTCCAGGAAGCTCGGTATCCATTGCCCACGGACTAGAACTACCTTACCTTGCTCCGCGCGAGCCGACAGAGGCAGCGCCCTCGACAACTTGTCCCGGTCAACATCAATGCCTTTGATGGTCGTGCGCAGGAGATCCCGCCGCCGCATGAGCGTCTGCAGCGCCGCGATACCGTGTAGCGCCTTCTCAATGCCGTGGGTCGTGTTCGGCTCGGCAAGCGCCGTCTGCACGATGATGCGCTCCTGGTCCGGCCATTCCCATTTGCCCCGTACCATGTCACGGAGGTACAGTACGCCGTCTGTACCGAGCGCGCACGCCACAGACGCGGTGTAGTCGGCCGACTCCTTCACCGACGCAGCCAAGTCCCAATACCGCACCCAACGCAAGCCATCAGGCGCCGCTTCGACAATGCGAAACCAGTCCCGGCGGAAGACGTTACCGGCCAGCTCGACGAACTCGCCTTCGAGTTCCTGCTTGGCAAACTGGCTGGGATACTGCGCGCGCAGCGTGTCCGCGAAGTCGCTCGGTAGGAAGGGGTTGTCGCCAGTCTTGGCATGGAAGAGCGCCGTATTCGGCTTGCCACAGCCGAACGTGTCATACGTCCAGTGCTGCCGACCCCGAGGCGTAAACGTCGCACTAAGCCAGCCCTGTTCGCCGCCTTCGCGCAGACAGGCAATGATGATGGTGTAAGCGTCCTGGTGCATTAAGCTGGCCTCATCGAGCCATGCGCCGCTAAGATTTGGACCTCGGGCACGCTCAGGATTGTCAACGGACCTGAAAATAACCTCTGCCCCGTTACCGAGCGTGACGCGCATCTCCGTCTGATTGTACTTGCGGATAAAGCGCATTTGCCCGGCCATATCCAAAAAGCTGCGCCAGGACGAATCTCGCAGCATCGGATATGTGGGCGCGTAGACGCCATACAACCGGTCATCTTTGGCGCGCAACAGGAGGTCTAGCGCGCCCACAAAACTTTTGCCGCAACCCCGACCGCCCACGAAGCCCCGGTACAATGCCTCACTGTCCAGAAACGCTTGTTGCGCTTCATGCACATCAACGCGCAGCGTCATCTTTCCTCACGACGCGGGTTACAATCTCAAGTGAACCTTCCTGGTTCACAGTCACATTGTCGCGCAACACTCCGAGCGCCTTACCCAATAACTCCTGTGCCCGTTGCGCGTCGTACAATTCCACGTTCACCCCGTTGCGCGTGTCGCTGAACTTCTTGACCAGCCGCGAAAAGCGCGGGTCTTTGAGCTTGCTCAAGTCCAACACGACGCGCTGTGCCAGATACTCCCGTACAGGATTGCCCTTCGCGTCTGCGACCTCACGTTCGTCAATGATGTTGTCACTCGGTAAAGGGGCGCGCGTCCAGCGTTCCACGGCCATGAAGAACTCGCCAATGTCGCTGCGCGCCTGTTCTCCGAGGCGTTCCAGTACTTCCGCCGGTTTGATTTGCCTTTCAGCGATGCGCCGTTCAATCTCAGCGGCGATTTGGGGTTTCTTAAGGTTTTCAGCGCCAATGAACGGAGCCGTCTTCGTAGAATAGCCTGCGCGCCGCGCCGCCTCACTTGCGTTCCAGCAATTGAGGTACTCGGTCACGAACTCCTCTTGACGGCGATTCAACGACATATCTATTCTCCCTAGCGTCAGAATATCATTGACAGTGTGCAGTGCTGTCACTTTCGCAGCGTCGCCAGATACGAGTTTCATCCTGATAGATGGGCAAAACCCGACTGATACGCCACATCAACCGCAAAGTGCTGTTTTTGGACAACCCCGTTAGCTTGGCAATCTCTTTCGTGGACAAAGCCACGCCGAAAGCCATGTACCACGCGACAAGGGCAACTCTCTCCGAGGGCGTCTCTGGCATTGTAGGCATCCTTACTCCTATGGTAACAACCTCGCAAGCTGAAAGATAGCCTCGCGATTGTTCAGGCCGCACAGCCGGGCATAGAGATTGATTACGTCCAGGGGCTTCGAGGTGCAGCCGGCAAAACAGCCACAGACCTGATCGCGGGTGTCAATCCAGAACGAAGGGTCGTTGTCGTCATGCAAGGGACACTGGCAGCGTAACCACCGGCCGTCCGCGCTCGTGCGCTCGGTATGGGCGAGAAAGTCAGTCACGGACCAATGCTTCTTGATCCGGTCAACCAGTTGACTCGTGATCGCGATACCCTGATCCAACATCTGCCAGGGGTCCGTAATGCTGGCGCTCGGTATAGTCGGGGTGACAACGTGCGGTGCGTGGTCGGACTGAATCAGCAGGTTCGGCGGCAGGATGTCGGAAAGGGTCTGCACCGTGGGGATAATCATGCCGGGTTGCAGCGCCTTGTATGGCGCGCCAGATGGGTGGATCGAGCCTTCACCGAGCACGTACCCGTTGCGCGCCTTTATGTCGATGCCCGGCAGTTTACGGTTGCGCTCCGGTGTCGCCGTCCAGACGTAGACATGCACGCCGCGCGAGGTGGACACTCGGTATGCTGTGCGCGCGACCCGATTCGCCAGGGATAGCCGGCCTTGCTTCGCAGCCCAACGTTGCCAGATCATGTAGCGCGCATGTTCGTCGAAGTCAATCACCGTCAGCCCGCGCCAACCAGTGACGACGCCGATATTGTGAGGCGTCGCAAACCACGTCATCAAATCCGCCGGAGTAGGTAGTTGGGTCTGGTAGGGCTTCCAAGACCAACCATCCAGCGGTTTCTTCTCGCGATATTGCAAGGGGATCGTCGCAACCCCCAGGCTGTAAAACTGTTGTGCCGTATCCAGTGGTTCCATGTCCGCTGCCTTGCCTGATACCAATGATACCAACCTATACCATCCTTGCATTAATGTAGCTATACACATTAATTAATTAACTCTTTATAGGTGGCTCGTTTAATAGAAGGATGGTATAGGTTGGTATCATTGGGATCATATGCGCTCAATTCCGACATAACCCCAGACCATTTGACCGTTCTTGTTGCGCCGCTTGGCGCGCTTGCGGCCGAGCTTGGTCATCACCGCGCCAAGCGCCATGCTGTTCTGCCGGGTCGAGCCGCCGCGCAACCCGTTGGCTTCCAGCGTCGTCAGGATTTCTTCAGTGGCCGTCCATGTTGCGTTCGTGCCGTCGCAGCGGAAGTAGCGTTTCAGCAGGCCGTCTAGCGGGTCGTCCATCTCATAGCGTTCGTTGATCTTGTTCGCCAGCTCTACTTCGTCCTGTGTCAGATTCCAGGTCTCACCGGCCAGATACGCGGCGTTGGCTTCGGCCCAAACCTGATGTGGGTCAATGTCGGTCGAATAGGCCCAATTGATGCCTGTGAGACCGACAATCATAAAGCGGCGGTTGCCGGTCGGGTCATTCAGCACGCCAGATTCGTTGTTGAACGTGCCGATGAAGGAGGCGAGCGCCGGCTTCACCATGTCAAACATACCGTAGGGCTTGCGCTCGACTACGTTATGTAGCGTGATGAAGTTCTTCAGCGCCTCGCGGTCCGCCTTGCGCGTTGTGTTGCCGAACTCTGATACTTCCCAAATCCACTTCGACGCGAGCCGAATGCGCACGTCCTTATCGTTCGGGTCAATGCTGGCTTCGATGTAGCACTCCGGCAATACCGAGCCGAGCCACTTGACGAAATAACTCTTGCCCAGATTCTGCGCGCCGTCCAGTACCAGCACCCGGTTCTGGGCCGGGCCGCGCGCCTTTGCGACCGCGCCAATCAGCCAGCGGCGCAGGAACACCGGAAAGGCGTTGTCTTCGTCCTGGAAGTAAGACGCGAGCCGTGCGATGTGGTCTTCGCCGTCATATTGCAATCCGTCGAGATACTGGTGTACCGGGTGATACCGAGCGTCGTAAGCTTCTGCCACGTAAGCATCCTCCATCACGTTCACGAACTCGAAGCCCCGGTCGCGCATCTGGCGACGGAGTTTCTTAGCCAATGGGTCCGAGATATACGTCCATGTTCCGTTGACACAGACTTCCACCATGTCGTTAAGCTGGTTCATGCGGAAGATGTAGCCGAGTTCAGCCAGCGTTGCGATGTACTCCGCACTGAGGACTTTGCGTTTGCGCGCCACCTGCTTGTTCGTTTGCGCCTGCAATGCTTGGGCGCGGGCCAGCACTGCGGCATTGAGCGCGCTTTGCAACGGGCTGGACAGGTCGGCAATTGCCGTCATAAAGGCAATGTCGAGGTCTCCGACTGGCGCGACTGACATAGCCGCGGCAATCGTAGCCCACGGTTCCGCGGCCGGCAGAGTCGTATTGCTGACCGTGCCGGAAGCCGTCGTCTGCGCGACCCATTCCAGCCCGGCGAGAAAGGCGTCAGGATCGGCGTCGGGATACGCTTGTGCGATGACATCCACGTCCGACGATGCGACGCCGGCAGTGCTGAGTTTCGCTTGCAGTTCGGTCAGCCATTGGGTAGCTTGTTGGGTCGTGGTCATGGTATGTACGCCTGCCGATTCTCAATCGCCCGCCTCAGCATACCGAGCAACGCGCGGAGTCCGTCCGCGTCCAGCTCGATACACGCCGCGCCGTGCCAAATCAACACCCTGCCATCCAATGTGACTTGTACTGTGATTTTCATGTGTGCCGCCTAACTTATGTCGATTCCTACCCCCTCCCCCGCCGTGTGTCGTGTGTGTCGGCTGTCAAACAGCAGATTTTGACCACAGACAGGTAGGAGTAGGGGTTTACTTACGCATTTTCGCCGGTTCGAGGAACAGCGCAGTGGCAACGATAGCCCGCGCCTCATCGTGGGTTTTGAGCAAGCGCACGCCTTGCTTGTGGTCGTTCTGGTTCTTCCACCCGACGATCCCGATGTTCGGCTGTCTGAGTGTCCGCATTCGATATTCAATCTCCGCGTCGGTGAAGCCCGTATCTCGGAGTGTCCGATAACCCGTGCCATGCAGGTACAGCATGTCCACGAACTTCAGCATCCGGGCTTTCTCTTCCTCTACCTTACTCAAGGATTTACCTGTATTCACTGTGACCATGTGCGGCCGTTCAGGTTCACCGCCGCCGGGTAGATCGACACCCCAGATCGTTTCAAGCTTTTGGATGGTGGAATTGATAACGGTACGGATACCCCACGCCCACACAGCCAGCGTCGTGATGAGACACGGAATCCCAAACAACAGCAGCCAGCCGCGCGTATCCAGGAGTTCGTCGAGCCGGAACAGTAGCGCGAGCAGAACGATGATGGCACCCACGAGCGCGCCGCTGATGATAGCCCACGCGAACGGCACCCCGGCGTCAGATGATACGGTCAACGCGCGGAACGGTTCGGCGCTTTCCTGTTGCGGCTGGCTGCTGTTGTACTCTTTCATTGGACCTCGTATCGGTTAGCAACCTGCGTCAGTATCGAGCGCAGTTGTGCGGATCGCTCTTCGTCGTAAGCCAGTTCTGCGGAGTAACGTTCCAGCGCCGCGAGCTGGTCACGGTTCGCGGCGTCGATCCGGCGTTCCATCCGGCGCAGCCACTCACGGAAGGCCACGAGCAGCAGCATCGGGACCGGCACGAGCAGCCACAGGTAATCAGCCATTGTCTACCCCTTTTGTGGTCTCGATCACCAGTCCCAACACCCGGCAGATAGCCGTCAGCAACTTGAGTGCGCCGCGCTGTTCGCTGGCGGGTAGGTCGGCAGTCAACACCGCCAGCCCTTCCAGCAGCCGCGCAATGTCGCCCCCCGTATAGAGGTCGATACCCCCGGCACGCGGGTCACGGTGTAGCCGGTACATCACGCGCCCCGGTCGCGCTGCGCGTCCAGCCACTCACCCGGCACGACCGTGCCGCCCTGCATACTGTCCTCGCTGCGTAGGATGAGCGCCACGGGCAGCGCGAACACCTCTGCGCAGAGGATGATGCCGACAATCCCGACGCCCGCGGGCAGCAGCCACAGACAGGCCATGCCGCACAGTGCGAACAGCAGGCCCAGGACCGCCAAACTTTCGTGAAACCCCGGCGACGGGTGTTGCCGGTCGATGGTGTACGGTTCACGCATGTAATGTCTCCTTTCGGTAAGGGCCGTTAGGTTCCGTGTGGGCGTTCTATTCGTCCGCCCTTCTGACAGCCGCTCTTGCGATGACGCACCAGCCAGTGTGCGGCAACCCACAGGCCGCACCTGGCGCATTGCACGTACTCGTAGGTGTAGCCCGGTTTCATGCGCCCTGCGCTTCCTCCAGTTGTGCGTTCACTTGCCACCTCCTCGCGGAAACTGCTGCCACAGCCGCCCGTCGAGAAAGTTGTCTTGCCCCGGTCTGAGTGCTGTGCCTTGCTTGTAGAAGAACGCCACACCCGCAGCTTGGCACTGGTCGCGCAGCACCCGCGCCCATGTCACGTCAAACGCCCGCCGCCGCGGGCCGGACTCGCCGCCAACGATGACCCAATTGACCGGCTTCAGAGAACTCATACCGAAACAGAAAGACGTGCCACCGTTGCCGTTACCGTACTCGCCGCGCAGCACGTCAAGCAGATAGGCGGTGTCGCCCTGGTACGGAATATGAGTCAGATCCAGCGGCCCCAGCAGCGGCTCGCACGAAAGCAGCCGCACCTGCGCCGGAACTTTGAGCAGCAACGGGATACGCTCATCGGCGCGGGTCTGATCTTCGACCGTCACCCCTGCCCAGACGTTCGCCGGCCAGCCGCCATACATACGCACGATGTCAGCCATGCGCGCGGGGCGCTTGGTCAACACTTGCCAATCCACGTCGCCCCGATAAGCCATTGCCCCCAGCGCGTCGAGAATGAACCAGTCCGGCACGGCCTCATGGAACAGGTCGCCCATGTCGCAGACGAACACCATAGGCCGACTGCCGCGCCCCCGACGATAAGTTGTCACATCCGCGTCTAGCGGTTGCCAGCGCGCCAGCCGCGCCAGCTTGTCCGGGTAGTACGCGGTATGCTCTGGCGTCTGCGTATTGCGCCGCAGGATCGCGCCCGCATAGCAGTTCGCGCACCCCGGCGAGACTTCGCAGTCGCCCGCCGTCCGGCCGCGAATCACAAAGTTCGCATCTCCGCCTGAGTAGTCCGTCCAGGTGATATTGCTGCGCTTGAGCATCAGCCACCCCCTAACAGTAACCGTAGCAGTTGCCAGCCGAGGTACACCGCAGCCAGCACATCCAACGTTGCGATCATGCCCGTCCTCCATCAGTAGACGATCAGCCGACCGTGCTCGGTCAGCAGCCGTTCGTAACACGAATCCATCCACGTCCTGCTTGCTGCCCATGCTGCCCCTACCCCTAATAACCCGTTAGGCTCCGAGCAGCAGCCGCTCGGTATGAGCTGCCAATTCGTGTGCTTGCGCCGCGAGAACGGACTTGCCATGCTGTCGCTGTGCCAGCCGGCTCAGGAACTCCCGCCCCGCGCCATCCTCCGGCCCGACATAGATCGTGTCGATACGCCCCTGATACCGAGCGGCAACCTTCAACGCTTCTGCTTCATTGTCCGGTTCGCCGTCGCTGACCACGATGAAGCGCATGTCGCTGACATCGGCTACCTGCACGAACTTGAGTGCGGCAGCCAGGTCCGTTGTACCGTGGGGATTGGCCGGCAGGCCGTTCGGCCGGAATACAGGAAACGACGCAAACTCGATGATGGCGAGCTTGCCGGGTAGTGTCGCCTGCAGCCGGGTCAGTTCCT